AGCCCGAACACGCGGCACCAAAATTCCGCGGTGTTTTTGGCCGCCTGACTGCTTAATCCTATGGCAAAGCGTGGCCGACGGCCGAAGCCGACGCAGCTGAAAATCCTGTCGGGCACGCATCGCGGCCCGGTCAAGCGGGAACCTTCCGCGCCCGTCGGCGTGCCGCCGATGCCCGAGCGCCTCAAGGTCGACCAGGTCGCCTTGGACAAATGGCTAGAGCTGTCGGCGATCCTGTCTGGCATGGGCGTGCTGACGACCGGCGACGGCGAGGCACTCGCGACGTTGTGCGAGGTGCACTCGGCCGAGCAGTCGTGCCTACTCGCGCTTCGTGCCGGCGGCGCGACGATCCACACGGACCTGGGCGGGGTAAAGCCCAACCCGGCAGGCTCGCTCTACCGCTCGTTGGTTGCCATGAAGGCTAGCCTGCTATCTGAGTTCGGGCTTACGCCTTCCTCGAGGACGAAGCTTGCCACCCAAGTCGAAGTCAAAAAAGACGACCTTGAAGAGTTCTTCGCCGCACACGGTTAAACCCAAGCCCGGCGTCGACCAGGCCAAGGCCGAGCGGGTGTACGGTTTCTTTGAGAAGGTGCTAAAGCATTCCAAGGGGCAGACGGCAGGTCAGCCATTCCTGCTGTTGCCGTGGCAGAAGTACGTCTTGGGTGAAATCTTCGGCAGGCTCAAGCCGGACGGAACACGGCAGTACCGCCAGGCGTACATTGAGATACCCAAGAAGAACGGGAAGTCGACCCTGCTGGCCGGCATCAGCCTCTACGCCCTGCTGGCAGACGGCGAAGCCGGGGCGGAAATCTACGGGGCGGCAAGTGACCGCGAGCAGGCTGGCATCATCTACCGCGAGGCGGCGTCTATGGTCCGCTCGTCGCCGGCACTGTCGAAGGTGCTCGAGGTGCTGGACTCGCGGAAGACGATCATCCACAAGGCGTCGAACTCGTTCTATCGGGTACTTTCCGCCGATGCGTTCCGGGCCGAGGGGCTGAACATCTCCTGCCTGCTCTTCGACGAGCTACACGCTCAGCGAGGCGACCGCCGGCTGTGGGACGCCCTGCGGTACGGCGGCGCGGCTCGGCGGCAGCCGCTGGTTCTGTCCATCACGACGGCCGGCGAATCCAACCGGACGCACCTCTGGTACGAACAGCACCAGTACGCCGAGAAGTGCATCGCCGACCCGGCGTTCGACCCGGCGTTCTTCGGCTGCATCTACGCCGCCGACCGTGAGGATGATTGGAAGTCGCCGAAGATTTGGCACAAGGCCAACCCGTCTCTCGGCGAGACGATCAGCGAGGAGTCGTTCGCCGCCGACTGCCGCGAGGCAGAGAACTCCGCGACGAAGCTGAATAGCTTTCTTCGGTACAGGCTCAACATCCCCACGAGCTCCGACGTCCGATGGCTGCGGCCCGACCTATGGGCGGCGTGCGGCGGTGGACCTGAAGAGCCGCTTGAGGGGCGGGACTTCTGGGCAGGGCTCGACCTCGCGAGCAACTACGACACGACAGCGTTTGTGGCGGTGTTTCCTGACGGCGACCGGTTCGACGTGGTGCCGATGTTCTGGATCCCAGAGCACAACGCCGCCGAGCGTGAGCGGAACGACCGCGTGCCGTATTCGCAGTGGCACCGCGACGGGTTCCTGAAGTTCACCGAGGGGCGGAGCACCGACTACAAGCAGGTGAAAGCGGACATCTTGGAGTTCTGCCAGAAGCACCGCTGCCGAAAGTTGGCGATCGACCGGTGGAATGCGACCCAGCTTGCCACCGAGCTTGCGGACGAGGGGCTGCCGGTCACGATGTTCGGCCAGGGTTTTGCCTCAATGACAGCGCCTTCTCGCCGCCTTGAGTCGCTCACAATAGACGGAAAACTGCGGCACGCTGGACATCCGGTCCTAAACTGGCAGGCGGGCAATGTCGCTGTGCAGATGGACCCAGCAGCGAATATTAAGCCCAGCAAAGCAAAGTCGACCGAGCGCATTGACGGGATCGTGTCCCTTGTGATGGCCCTGGGCGTGCATATGGGCGAGAGCATGAAGCCCGCCGACCTGCCCGAAATATCCTTCTGGTAGACGCATGGAAGCGACCGCGACGCAGCCGAAGATCAACTGGCTTGAGGAACGGTTTTCCCGGTGGGACGAGCTCGCGGAGTTCGCGAGCGACCGCGGCGAGCGGGTGACGCCGGAACTGGCGATGAAGACCTCGGCGTACATGGCGTGCGCCCGCGTGGTCGCCGAGACCGTCGCCAGCATGCCGCTACACATCTACCGGCGGACATCCGACACAGAGAACGAACGTGCACGGAATCTGCCGCTCTACAACGTCTTGGCTCGACGCCCGAACCGCTGGCAGACCCGGTACGAATGGGTCGAGCAGATGTGCCTGCACCTCGGGTTCTATGGCTCGGCCTACAACCTGAAGGTTCCAGGCGAGTTCGGCTCCGTCAGCGAACTGCACCCGCTGCACCCGGCTGGCATGAAGGTCGAGCAGGCGGACGACAAGAGCCTGACCTACCTCTACCGCGACCCGAAGAACGGGCGGCAGGTTGTCTACCGCGACGACCAGATCATGCACGTACGCTACCTGTCGTTTGACGGCGTCAACGGGGCGGTCCCGGTCGAGATCGGCAAGGACGCCATCGGGCTTGCCCGGTCGCTCGAGCAGTACGCCAGCACGTTCTACCGCAACAACGCCCAGCCCGGCGTGCTGCTGCACACCGACCAGGCACTGCCCCGCGAGGTCCGCGAGCAGCTGCGGGAGCAGTGGGAGAGCGTGCACCGCGGGCCGTCCAAGGCTGGACGCACGGCGATCCTGTCGAATGGGCTGAAGGCTGACACGATTTCAGCCACGAACCAAGAAAGCCAGCTGGCCGAGCTCTGGATGCAGGCCCTGCTTGCCGTGTGCCGCATCTGGCGTATGCCGCCGCACATGGTGCAGGAACTTGGCCGGGCGACGTGGGGCAACCTTGCCAGCGAGATGGTGAGCTTTGAAAAGTTCACGATCGCCCCGTGGCTTCGTCGGATTGAAGGCGCGATTGAGCGGGACATCCTGCCGGCGGTCGGCCCCGAATACTACGCCGAGTTCCTGGTCGAAGGGCTGCTGCGGTCCGACATCACGACCCGGTACCAGGCGTATGAGGTCGCCCTGCGGAACCGCTGGATGACGGTTGACGAGGTTCGGCAGAAAGAGAACCTCGGTCCGCTGCCTCCGTCGGCGGTGCAGCCGCAGCCGCAGCCGGTCGCCGAGGCTCCGCCTGCCCAAGAGCAGCCGGCCACCGAGGACACACCCGATGGCGGTTGACCTGAAACCTACCGCCGGGATGGCGTCTGCTGCTCAACGTGGACTACGTCTGCACGAAGAGGGCAAGAGCGGCGACGGGCTGAAGCCTGAAACAGTCGCCAGGGCTGGCAGGCTTGCCCGTCGCGAGGAAATGAACGAGGACTGGGTGCGGGAGATGAATGCCTGGTTTGCCCGTCACGAGGCAGACAGGCGGCCTGGCTGGGACGATCCTGGCGAGGAGACGCCGGGCTTTGTGGCGTGGCTGCTTTGGGGCGGTGACGCCGGGCAGTCATTCGCCGCACGCAAGGTTGCCGAACTGGACCGCGAGTATGACAGGAGCACGACCATGGACGTTGAACGCCGGATGGTTGCGATTGAGGAAGACGCCGAGGGCATGGTGCTGGAGAAGCGTGCCGACGGGCGGCCGGTGATTCAGGGCTACGCCGTGAAGTGGGGCTCGCTGTCTGTAGACCTCGGCGGCTTCCGTGAACGCTTTGAGCGTGGAGCGTTTGACAAGGTCTTGAACCGGTCCTACAAGAAGGCGGACCCCATTGCCCTGTTCAACCACGACGGAAACATCGTGCTGGGCCGGATGTCGTCCGGCACGCTCGAGGTGAACGCCGACGACAAGGGGCTGGCGTATCGTATCTACCCGCCAGCCAGCCGGGCCGACATCGTCGAGCTCGTCGAACGCGGCGATGTTAGCGGTGCAAGCTTCGCGTTCACCGTTGAAACCAAGGGCGAAGCGTGGGAGCCCGGCGACACGAAGCCCACC